CACTAATAGTGTAGATCTAGCCGGTCAGTCTCTGGCTAAAGATGAAGATTCATTTGAAGCTAGTGATACACCGGATGGAACTGAAAAGTCAGTTCAAAAGGAGATAAACATGTCGGAAGTAAAAACTCCCGAAATCGACCTGGACGCTTTTGCTAAGAAGGTGGCAGAAGAGACTGCTGCTAAGATTGCAATTCGACAGGCTGAAGAAAAAGCCGCAGCAACCGCTGCACAAAAACAAGCTGAAGAAGTAGAAGCAGCTAAAGCTCTAGAAGCTGAGACTGTAAAGTCAGCTATTAAAACAGGTATTGAGTCAGGCACTGAAAAGTTGCTTGCTGATGTACAAGAAGACCTTAACAAGAAGAATTCCAGCATGGAAGAAACTCTTGCTAAATATAAGCGCGACCTCGAAGAGAAGTCAGAAGAAATCTCTAAGATGCGTGAGTCTAAGCGTGTATTCGCTGATCGTAGTGAAAAGTCAGACATTAGCAAGTGGGGCCAAGACTTTATGACTGCTCACCTTCTTGGTGTAATGACTCGTAAGGGTTTCAACACTTCTTTTGCTCAAGATCTACAAGAAAAAGCTGGTATCGATTATACTACTAACGCAGCAGACATCGATCAGGAAGTTTCTAATCTCATCGAGAAAGAAATCATGAATGAGCTGAAAGTAGCTCGTTTGTTCCGTGAAATCCCAGTTAATGGTGCAGCAACTGTACTTCCTATCCAGCCTGATGTTGATGCGGCTGCATGGGCAACTGCCGCTACTGGCGGAAACTTGCAGAACCAAGGCAACTCTGGCGGCAACGCTAATAAGTTCCAGCCTAAGCAAGTAATCTTGAATGCTTACCGTCTCGTTTCTAGTTCTTTCATGGACAACGACGTTGACGAGCAAGTACTCATTAACTTGATGCCTATGATCGTTGAATCAGTAGCTCGTGCTCACGCAAAAGCTGTTGAATCTGCTATCCTTATGGGCGGTGGTTCTATCACTGGTCTTGACGGCTACGCAGCTACTCACTCTGGCAAGATTGACCTTGACGCGGCTTCTGTCGCTGCGGGTAACTCTGCTAAGATGACTTCTGCTATGTTGCTTGGTGCTCGTCAGGGCATGGGTAAGTATGGTCTTAACCCAACTGATTTGGCCTACATCGTAAGCCAGAACAGCTACTACGATCTGCTCGAAGATGCTAGCTTCCAAACTTTGGATGAAGTAGGATCTGACCTTGCAGCACGTGTAACTGGTACTATCGGAGCCGTTTACGGTACTCCAGTAGTTGTATCTGATCAGTTTGCAGCAGAAGCTGCGGCTGGACCAGCTGCATTTGCATGTTACACCCGTAACTATGTAACTCCTCGTCTTCGCGGTGTAACCGTTGAGCAGGACTACGAAGTTATGAACCAGCGTCGAGTAATCGTCGCTAGCCAGTCTCTTGGTTTCGAAGAAATCAATGCCGGCTCTGGTGCTGACCAGCCCGTAGTGAAGATTGACTTCATTGCTTAATACTTAAAAAGTGTAGAAACGAGGGGGAGTTTATCTCCCCTAAGTTTTTACTAATTGACTTATTATGACAGATTTAGTAACTCTTGCAGAATACAAAGAATCCGAGGGCATCGCTAGCCCCAAGGAAGACCTGCGCCTTGCAACTTTAGTTCCTGCAGTGAGTCAATTAGTAAAAACTTATTGTGGTAATTCTTTAATCGATTACTACTCTACAAACAAAGAGGAAACTTTCAGCATTAATTGGGACACATATGTAATACAACTTACAGAAAGTCCTGTTAATACTATTGTATCCGTACAGAAAAGAGATTCCGTTTCAGAAAGTTACAGCACCGTGCCAACAACAGACTATTATCTAGACAAAGCGACGGATAGTGTACTATATGTAACGGGATCTACCTATAAAAACTGGCCCAGAGGGGCGGGCTCTGTCAAAGTAACTTATACGGCAGGCTATGCAGCAACTCCTGCAGATTTAAAACTAGCGATATTTGATTTGATTACCTACTACCTGAAAGACGAGCATAAAGAGCGAAGAACTTTAGGAGGAGCAAGTATTCAAAATCAAGGGTCTACAAGTTTACGTGATAGTGTAGCTTTTCCAGATCATATCAAGCGAGTCTTAGACTTGTATAAGAACTTTTAATGAGTTTAGGCGACCAAAGAAAATTTTTGGAAACTTTTGAAAAAAAGTTAGCTAGGCGTTCAGCGGCTTACAGAAGATATACTGGAAATAGGCAACACCATAATTTTACAGTATCAAAAGCAGCCTTAGAAAAAGGCGTAAAAGAAACCCTAAATGTAGGATTAGCTGGGCACAAGAAAAAGGGCGAGTTAGTAAATCAAGTAATACTAAAATTAGAGCCCCACACCTTAAACGTTATAGCTAGTATTGCTACTAATGTTAAACGTAGAGGTGCTGATCTAAATTCCGTAGTGGCAGTAGTTGTGGAGGAAGATAAGCCTCACTTTTTTAGGGCTCACTTTAGTGCTACACAACAAGACAATGGCAAATATAGAAATATCTACAAACAAGTGTATACTAGTTATGATAAACTTTTAAACACATACGCAGAAGTTGTTTCTACTACTACAGAAGACGTAGTAGGCCAGTCTTTTGGAGATAAAGCAAAAGACTACTTTAACTTGGAGCACTTTTTGTTCCAAGGAATAGCAGAGTCTCAAGTAAAAGATGCAATTATAGACTCCGTTAGAGACATAGCTAGTATTGGAGAAAAAGACGTTCTAGATTGGTTGGAAAGAAGTAATCTAGACATGAGAATAGTAAGAAATACTGCAACAGATACTATGGAAGTTTTTATAGGATCTAAAGTATTAAATTCCAAAGAAGCAGTAGAGTCTCGAACAAGAAAAGCAGATTTAACAAAAAGAATTCTTCCGGATGTTAGAAAAACTGTAATTGATATGGGTTCTTTAATACCGGGCATGCCCGGCTCTGACAGCTTTGTAGACATTAAAAGAAAAAAGCTGCTAAAAAAAGTTTCACAAGAGTTTAGTACTGTTAAAGGTGCAAAAGTAGTTATAAAAGAAAACCTTACTATACAGAAGAAGAAAACTTCCACTAATAAAAACGGAAAACGAACAACAAGAAGTTTAGCGACTATAGCTTTGTCTAAAGGTGCCGGAGGCTCTGCTACTCCTAAAAGAAGAGTAAAAAAGGGAGTAGCTTCTTCCCCTTTAAGATTAATTGGTTTAATAAATGAAAAGCTACCCGGACAAGTCGCTAAAAATATGGGAAGCCCACGACTTAATTATAGAACGGGTAGATTTGCATCAAGTGTTAAAGTTGTGGACGTAGCTACCACCGCCAAGGGATTTCCTAGTTTTGGGTATACTTACCAGAGGGACCCTTACGAAGTTTTTGAAAGTACGAGCGGTACTAGATTTTCGAGTGTTGAAAGGGACCCACGTTCTTTAATTGATACATCTATAAGAGAGATAGCCGCAGAATTAGCCCTAGGACGATTTTTTACGAGGAGAGTGTAATGACAACAGCTAGAGTTTATACTTCTCGACGTTCAAATATAGTAGAAGCCTTAACAGCGAAGTTAAAAAACATAGATGGATCTGGGGCTTATCTATCCGACGTAGGGAATAATGTTCACCCTAGGTTAAAATTCTGGGATGAAGTAGAGGATTTCCCTGCAGTACACCTAAATGCTGGTGCAGAAACTAGGGAATACCAAGCAGGCGGTTACAAAGACAGATTTTTAAGCGTTACTATAAGATGCTACGTTAATGAAGATGACGCACAGTATCATTTAAATGCTTTAATGGAAGATGTAGAAACCGTTATAGAAGAAAACACAAATTTACAATATTTCGACAAACAAAACAATGAGTTTAATTGTCAACAAATCACCGTAGTTAGTATAGATACTGACGAAGGTGTACTTGAGCCTTTAGGAGTAGGAGAACTACTAGTAGAGGTTCGATACTAGAAACGACTGGCACGAACAAATGTTCACGCCCTAGTCCTTTCAATATTTGCATAGGAGATTTACTATGGCAACACAATTATATTTTAGTCGCGATACTAAAGTCTACATCGAATTTAATAATAAAGTATGGGAAGTACCTGTACTCGACGGCTTTAGTTTCTCTCAAGGTAACAATACGTCTGAAATTACACTAAACGAAATGGAATCGTCTGGTGGAATTAGTAGGCGAGGACGACGAGCATTTAATGACTCTCTTGCTCCAGGCGAGTGGTCTCTTTCAACATATGTTCGTCCATTTGCTTCGGCAGGTGCAGGGGACGGCGCTGCAGATGATTCAGCACACGTACACGCAGTTGAAGAAGTACTCTGGGGTATGATGGCAGGTGCGGACACGTACAATGCCACCACATTTGATTTTGAAAACTCTACAATAATTCCTGCAACAAGTATTGTTGTAGGGGAAACCTATGAAATTGTAACTGTAGGAAGTCCTGTTACTAACTGGACAGCCATTGGATCAGCGTCGAGCCCGGTTGCCGGAATGGTTTTCACTGCCGGCAGTACAGTACCTACAGGTGCTGGTACTGTAAAGCGTAAAGTGACCGCACATGATGCTAGTAGTAACAAAATATCCTTCCACGCCTCCAACTCATCTACTCTCGGAACAGCGAACATTTATTTCATACTTGGAGATGCGAACCGAACAGTAATGAAATTAACACAAGCTGTTGTAAACGAAGCTAGTATTGATTTTGAAATTGACGGTATTTCTACAATTTCATGGTCTGGTCAGTGTTCAGAAGTACTTGACTTCAGTGGAAGCTCTATTGTACAAGATACTTCTGAAGTATCAAAAACTGTACAAGTAAATGGAACAGTTAACTCCGGAGCAACTACAATTAATTTAGATGCAGGCCATGGCGCTGCTAAAGGAGACCTTCTTTTTGGAACAGGACTACCTGCAACAGGGGCACCGATTACAGCTGTTGCTACTAATGCTATGACAGTAGCTGCAACAACCGCGCAAATCGCTGATGATGCTAGTTTAACTTTAAGAAAGCCTACTTTAGATGGTACGGCTGTTCAAGTAGGGGATGTTTGGCTAGATCAAGATAACTCTCACAAGCTTTACGTATTTACTGGAACTGCTGGAGCTTACGTTCCCGTAAGTGAAGCTGTAACGGGTTATCCAACTCAGGAAGCTATTACAGATACTTCTAACTTTATTCGTAACCGACTTACTACTTTGACAGTAGACGGTACAAATACTACCGGACTACTCGGCGGATATGACCTCACACTTACAGGTGGAAACGTCTCTGTTTCAAACAATGTTACTTTTATTACTCCAGAAGAAATTGGTCTAGTAAACGTTCCAATTGGTCACGTAACAGGAACTAGATCAGTCACAGGATCCTTCACTTGCTACCTTTCTGTTAACAGCGCAGCAAGAGATGGAACGGGAGATAAGTCACGAGACCTGTTCGAAGATCTTAGAGCTCTCACAACTGTAGTAACTAATAACGTTGGTATGACTTTTAGTATTGGTGGAGCTTCAGGTAAGCGACTAGAAATTTCTTGCCCAACAGCTCACTTAGAGATTCCGACTCATTCTATTGAAGATGTTATCTCTTTAGAAACTTCTTTCCAAGCATTGCCAGCAACAATTGACAGCACTAACGAAGTTACTTTCACTTATAAAGTGTAATTAGTAACAAATAGTAGTACTTTAAAAGGGGCTCCGGCCCCTTTTTCTTTACTCCTCCGAAAAATAAATCTTGACATTTTTCCTCCGGTACCCTATAATACAATAGTTAGCAATATGAAAACAAGGCTTTTAGCAGAGTAAAGTACATGCCAACCTATAATTTCAGACATGAGGCAGAAGTTTACGTAGTTAGCGGAGGAACAACACACAGAATACACGTAACAGACATATCTTTTAGTCAGACGTTTTCTGAAGAAAGTTACCCTGTTAATACTATTCATTCTCCAAACGATCTTTTCGAAGCAAGTGTTATTAATAAAGCAAGTGCAGCGAATTTTTCATTTTCTATGCCTGCAATAGTACAGGCAGATTATACTATTGTAGAGACTTTACTACTTGGCGCTACAGAGTTTGAACTGTACGTAAAAACTGCTAATACAGATACTTTTCGTCTAGAAAAAGCTGTAATGACAAATGGGAGTTTCGTTATCGAGCGATCTCGACCCCTGAGTCTCACTATTTCTGGAGAAGCATCGAGACTGTACAAAGGAGCATCCTTAACAGGAACTTCCGCTATTAGCAATAGAAGTTTTACTATTCCTAAAGTGGATGTTACATTAGATGATTCTTTATTAACAGATGTTATTTCTGTTAATTTAGAGTTACAAAATGAAATTGAATGGAACCCTTTCGCAACAGTAAACGATGCAGTATCTGCAACCACGATGTATCCATCGGGGTTCACTCTCTCCAAAAAAATACTCGCCGGGTCGATAACTCAATACTTAACAGGTGAGAATTCCTCTAATGCTTTAACTTTTAATACATCTTCTACTTTATCAATAAAGGCAGGAAATGGGTTACCAAATAATCAATTTAGAGGTTTTTCTTTTGGCCCAGCTACTTGTAGTTTTACTAACAGAATCGCTACAGGTACAGTATACACTCAAAACTACGACTGGAGACTTACAGATAATACAACAAGTCTTACGTCACTTTTAAACTATGTAACTGACTAAGGAGGTCATTTATAATGCAACTTAAAAAACTAATGGTTGATAGCAAAGCCGTCTGGATTGATTTTCCAGGCTTAACAGGTTTCTCTGTAGAAGTAGCTAACCTATCAAGAAAAGAACTCACAAGTCTACGAAAGCGTTGTACAGCACAAAAGTTCGATAGAAAAACACGACAACTAGTAGAAAACTTAGACGAAGATAAGTTTATTACTGAGTTCGCAGAAGCAAGTATAAAAAATTGGAAAGGACTAACTGTAGAACATTTAGAAACTTTAATTTTAATTGACACAGAAGGACAAGATCCTACTTCTGAAGTAGAGTATAATTCTGAAAATGCAGAGGTCCTTGTTACTAACTCTTCAGAATTTGATACTTGGCTCAATGAGGTAGTCTTTGATCTAGATAACTTTCGTAGCGGATCAAAAAAACCTAGCCCTAAAAAGGCTGGAAAAACTGTTTCAGAATAGCGATACTGGAATGACTCGAGATCGTTATCTTGAGATGATGGAACAGTTAGGTAAAGAGCCCGAGGAGGATGAAATTCCTCCTGATTGGGAAGACTTACCAGATATAATATATTCGGCAGTAAGTACATATAATGTATTAGGAGACAGAGTATACCCTGAAATAGGGTTTATGGGCAAGGACTATACTAACTTGCCTTATTTTATAGAAACTCATGCTATAGACGATATAGAGTTTTTCTTAGAAATAATGCACTGGCTTGATACAAGAGCTATAAAATCCTCCTCTGAACAACTAAAGAAGGAGTATGATAAGCTAAAGAGAAAAAAATAGTGTCTAATGAAGTTAAACTAACTATACGCGTAGGAGATGACGGGTCTTTAAATGTTGTAGCTAAGCAGGCAAAAGCCGCCGCAGCCGCGACAGACGGTTTAACGGATTCTACTAATCGGGGTAGAAAAGCAGCCGATGGCTTTCACAAAGGCCAAAAAGGAGTAGCAGGAGCTACTTCCAATAGCACTAAAGCATTCTCTAAAATGAACGCAAGTATGGGCGGAAGTAGTGGCCTAGTTGCTGCTTACGCTTCTCTTGCTGCTAACGTATTTGCTTTAACAGCTGTATTTGGCGCTTTACGCAGAGCTGCTCAAGTAGAACAGTTAACTGTAGGTATGTCTGAGTTAGGTAGGACTTCTGGTTTAGCTATGCAAAGTTTATCTAGAGGCTTGGTTAAGTCAACAGGAAATGCAATTAGCTTTGCAGACGCTATGCGTTCAGTCGCTACAGTTACTTCAGCAGGTTTAGATCCTAGTACAATTAATAGATTTGGTGAAGCTGCAAAAAACATTAGTATTGTACTTGGTAGAGATGTAAGCGACTCTTTTGATAGACTAAGTAGAGGTGTTACTAAATTAGAACCAGAACTACTTGATGAATTAGGACTATTTATTCGAGTAGATGAAGCCTCCGCAAAATATGGGCAATCCATAGGTAAATCGGCAGGTGACTTAACGAACTTTGAAAAGCGCCTTGCTTTCGCAAATGAAACACTCACTCAAGCGGAAGAAAAATTTGGAAATCTTGATGAATCCGTAACTTCCAATCCTTATTCTGTACTAGCTGCTAGCTTTGCTGATCTAAGCGATAGTATCCTAAAAGTAGTAAATAAAGCACTAAAACCTATAATAGGTCTTTTATCCCAAAGTCCAGAAGCTTTAATAGCTGTCATAGGACTTTTAGGGGGTAAAGTTATTGGAGGGGCTGTAGCTTCTTTAGTACGTTTTGAAGGAGCATTAGAAGTATCTACAAAGGCACAGAAAAAAGCAGCAACTGCAGCCGCAAACATTGCCCCTAAACTTAATATTACTTCTAAACTAATGAATGATTATGGTGTTTCTTTGAAAAGAGGTACCGCTACTTTAGAAGGGTTTAAAAAAGCCCAAGTAGGCGCCGCAGCATCAGTGGCGGCTAATCAAAGGCTACTTGCAGCCAAAGTTATAACACAAGAAGTGTATAATAGCAGAGTCGCTAACACTAATCAAGTATTAGCAGTTTTCTCTCTTGCACAATCCTCTGCAATGATTGCAACAGGAAAAGGAACTCTTGCACTAGCCTTGCAAGCCTTACAGAAAGGTGAACTGGCAATGGCAATAGGACTTACTCGTATAGCTATGGGCGAGTTAAGCTCAGGAATATTTCTTGCTATAAGAAGTATGTTTATGGCGGGTACTGCAACCGGTTTCTTCGCAGGGGCTTTAGCTGCTTTAAGGGCTATAGCAGGTTCCACAATAGCTATTGTAGCGACCTTAGGAGCTGCTGTAGCAATTGCACTTCCTGTCCTATCTTTGTTGGCGCTCGCACTTACACTCGGAGGAGACTTACTTGAATGGTTTAAGAGAAAGATGGCAACTGATGAAGAGAATGCTGTTACTGACAGACTAAAAGAAATGAATACCGTTTATGAAGAGCTTAGCGATAATATTAGAGAAAATAACTTGGCATGGGTGGGTCAATCTCAAAAGATAAAACTTGTGGGAGACAGGTACGAATCCTTATTTAATATTTTAGCAACTTTTAATGCGGAATACTCAAAAACAATAGCTTTGGGAGGTAAAACTTTTACGGACCCACAGAGACTCTCACAGTTAAATACAATTTTTAGCGAGTCTACTGCTTTGCAGAAGGCTTTACAAGCAGAGTTCGGGAAGAGCGCTACATCTTTAACAGCTATAAAAGGCACAGACGCAGAAAGGGTGGCTATAGGCGAGAGAATCTTAGCTACTGTTCTCGGTCAGTCACGAGCAATTACAGGGTTAAAAGATGCAGCTGAAGGACTTACTGAAGAATCAAAAAACTTTATTCAAGCTCTAACCCCAAAAACTGCTGTCACAGGTATTTCTGCACAGTTTCAAAACTTAGTAAAAGCTATAGAAGAAACAGAGCGGCAGGGAACTAAGACAGCAGATGCTATAGACACGGTATTTGAAAGGTTGAGTCAAGAAGATAGAGATATGTTAGGTATTAGTAACATTGTCAAAGAGGCAGAAGAAGGAAGAAGGATTCTTGTAACGTATGCAAATGAAGCCCTAAGACTTCAAAAGGTATACCAAGATCTTGCGATGACCAACCCTGGGAGCGCGGCCACAGAGACGGCGAGACAGCAATACGAAGTAATGAACGCTGCTGTAATTGAGACGTCTAAAAGTGTGGCCAAAGTACAACTAGCGGAAACCAAAATGAAAAAAGGGCTTTTCGCCACAATAAGAGCTCGTGCAAAAGAAGTCAAAACACAAGAAACTAGTCTAATAGTTTCTAAACAAAAGCAAAAAGTTATATCTGCAGAACTAGGAACTCTTAGAGAAATAGGGGTAATCAGTGTAGACAATACCCAAGCCCAAATAGACAAGTCGAACGAGTTGAAAGATGAAAAAATAGCAGCAGGTCTTACAGAGTTAGCATTACTAAAAAAGATAGAAGCTACTCAAGAGGACGGAAGCCAGAGGCAATTAAGTTTGGCTGCCAGGATTAGAGAAATAGAAGCAGAAAACGCAACGCTCTTAGCAGAAAAAATAGTGGGCGGGGAAGTCGATGTAGAATTAGCAAAGACTAAAATAAAAGCTCTACAGACCCAGCAAAAGGGTGAAAAAGCTATACTTGATGTACAGAAGAAACAGTTAGCTAATAGACGCGCTATAATTAATGCTCAGCAAGCTATAACAAGAAGCTTGCTTGAGGTTAATGCTGCTCGACAGGGTCGTTCTGTTACTGCAAGTGAAGAGGCCGCGTTTGCTGAAGCTAACTTAGCGGCTACGGTACAGGCTGAATATGACGCCTATCTGATAAAAGTACAAGGAATTGACTTAGAATATGACTTACTTGAAGCACAGTTTGAATTACTACATGCAGAAATAAAGCTTGCAAAAGAAAAAGGTACTATTACTGGAAGCACGGCAACGGACCTCATAGCTAGTATTGCAAAGGTTCAAACCGGGCTTACAGCAGCAAGGGCTTTGGCAAAAGGAGCTGCAGGGTCTGAAACGGTTGCTAATATAGTGGGCGCAGTTGCTGATGCAGAAGTTAAAAGGTTTAAGGCTGCAAGAGCAGTCATAGAAGCACAAGACGCTCTTACACAAGAAAGAATAAAGTCTTTATCAGCCGCAGGACGTGCTGAAGCCGCTCTTATTGAAGATCAAAGCTTGCTATCAGAGCAAAAGAAAAGAATTGAAGCTGATCTAGGCACAGAGACGGACAAAATTGCTCGATTACAGTTAGAGTTACAACTAGAGCAAAATATAAATGCACAAATAAAGAATAGAGCAGACTTACGCGCTTTAGAAGTTTCAAAACGTCAAGAACTTGGAGGAGACTTTGCAGGAGGGCTTGCAAGTCTTTCTAAAGGAATGTTTGACCAACAAGAGAAAGGTGGAGTCTTTGCAGAAGATTCTACAGCAACAACCGCAGAAAAAATTTCAAAAATAAAAGAAAGTATGGGGCCTCTAATAGAGCAAATGAAAACACTAGGTCCCAACGGGGCATTAGTTGCTTCTATAGCTGAAGGGTCTTTTGTAATTGCAGAAAGTATGTCTACAGCTTTTATTAATGGCGCAAAAGGAATGGAAGGAGCCGCCCAAAAAGCACAAGCAATAGCAGATACTATTGGCGCAGTAAACTCTATAATACAGGCCAGTATCGCTGGAACTGTGGCAAAAATTGATAAGCAAATAGCCGCAGAGAAAAAACGAGACGGAAAATCTGCAGAAAGTGTTGCTCGACTCAACGCTATGGAAAAGAAAAAACAAGCGGCACAAAAGAAAGCTTTCGAACTTAATAAGAAGATGATGATGGCTCAAGTAATTATGAGCACTGCTGCCGCAGTAGCTAGTAACATAGCCGTTGCATCAGCAGCAGCGATAGCCGCAGGTCTTGCTGCTCCGGCAGTTTTTGCAGGTACGTTAGGCCTGCTAAACGGAATAACAATCGCTATGGGCGCGGCTCAATTAGCCTTAATTGCAGGCACTTCTTATAGCGGAGGCGGCAGTATAGGCGGAGCA